TATTGGCATTCTGGCGGTCAACTTCACCAACTGCGCCCGGAAATGCTTGCTGGTAGGTTGTCAGTTCGCCTGTGCTGCTTTTACCAGCAGATTTAAGGCTACGTCCCTGCAGATAAGCTAGACGGTCTTGGTCGACACCAATGCTTTGCCCTACCGTCGCATGAATGTTGCGAAGAAGAGCCGAACCCTTTTTACCAGAAAAGCCTGCAGGGGCTAGGCTATCAAAATAACGACCTGTTGCTGCATCAAAGGCAATATCCTTTACTTTGACATCTTTCAAAAGGTCAGTCATATCTGTAGATGTTACAGGCTTGCCATTTGGCTTAGTAAAGAAAAATTCCTTGTTGCCAGCAGCTAAGTTTTCCTGTAGGATGCTATCTGCAATCGGGTTCAAGGGGATGTTAACGGCTCGACCCTTGGCACCTTTAGTTTCTGCTTCGATGTAGATTGCACCGCTGTCTGGCTTGTAGGCATTTACCTGAAGACCGGCAGCAGCGTTAGGACGAAGACCGGTATTGAGGTTAAAAATGATTGCTTGGGCAATAGGACGAGTATTAGGATTGTCAAGATACTTGGCGACACCCGCGAACAGTTGGCTCATCTTGGCCTTATCTGGGTTGATGGCAACCTCTGATACGGCTTTAGCCGGTTCGCTACGACCAAAGATACGGTTGTTTAGGTCCGTATTTGGAGCTTTGTCTGGCAGCAGCTTGTATTCGGGGGTATCAGGACCTACTGTTTCCTTCAGAGTGAGGCCGACTTGACGAAGATTTTGCATCGCCGTCTTGACTGTAGATGTGTCTTCTGTGCCCTTAAATGTTTTAGAAAGTAAGGTGTTTCCTTCGGCATCCTTTTCGAACAGGCGAAGGGCGGAGCCGGGTTCGTCTGCAATGTCCTTAAAGAACTGTAGCGAAGACGTGACAAAAGCTTTACCACGTTTCGATTTATCGGCGTAGGCTTGGGCAACTTCTCGCAGGGTTGCGGTTTTGGGGTCTAGGTCTGCCACAGTTTTTGTTGCTGCCTTGTCTTCTATGAATTTCAAAGGGGGTAGTCCTTTTTCTGCAACTACCTTTGGGTCTAGGTCTTTAAGACGGTTGGTGTATATATCCTCGTCGTCAATATTTATCCAACGACTTAACTTGGGGTCTGCCTTTGACTCTGCCTTATACATGTAGCCAGATGTAGATTCTTGGCTATATTGTTGTAAAACTTCTTCTTTAGAGATGCCTTTCTGTGAGGGTCTTAACTCATCTCCTTTATAGATGTCATAGACATCCCCGCGTTTTTTTATTTCTATAATGTTACCTTTTGTTTGCCGACCCTCTGAACCTTTTTCATTTTTCATAAACCCAACAATAACAGAAGGCTTATCTAAGTCCTTAGCAGTGATAGGTTTAGTAGCAAGGCTATTTTCTTTTACGAATTTTATGTCGTCTTTTGCCATTGCTAGTAACCAAAGGTATTATCGAAAGGTTGGAATGCTTGGTCTTTTATCCCTTGAAGGGTCTTGTGGATTGATTGATAACCAGAGGTTCGTGTCATAACCATATACCGCAACGCATCGTAGGCATGGTCCTCTGCCTTCGTGTCTACATCTTCACTATTGGTTTTGGAGAGAGGTATGCCAGATAGCTGTGCAGTAATATGCTTACACGTAGAGAATATGCGGAGACGTGGTTCGTTTGAGTACGGGTCGTCGGCAAGCCGCCTGTGTATTTCCATTTTACCTTGTAGACGGTTGCGGTCTGATGGTGTCCACCGTACCCCGGCCCTCATCATAGTCTCCGCGATAGAGGGGCCGAAACCTGTTCTGTTCCAGCACGAAGAGTCGAGTACCGTGTAGTGAGGTAACGGGTCTAACTCCTCTGCTTCTAATATTTTATCAGCCAGTTGCTCTGCTGTCAAGTGTTTTACATACAATTCACGATAAACCCAAATATTGTTATCCCAGTCAATAGCCCCCCAAAGAACGCACGACGGGCTGGAGTAGCCGTAGTCCGCTGCTCTAATGCGAGGCCAATTGGTAGGTAAATCGAAAGGTTCGACAACGTGACGTATCCTTGAAAATTCTGGGAAGGCCGCTCCCTCAGCCACATCCCAATCACCTTCGAGAAGTCGTCTACGCTCGACATCTGGGAGCGACCTGAGCATGGCCTCATATTGACCATCTGCCATCAGGTAGGGATTGTCAGTCAACCGTGCTGGAACAAATTTACGGTAGAACAGCGGTTGACCTGCTTTTGGATGATTATCAGGCCAGACAAACTTGCGCCCCGTCTCTGGGTCGCAGGCTGGAAACGGTGTGTTTTCTTCGTAAGGGTCGATGTACATCTTCTTGACCCACCAGCCGCCTACGCCGCCGGGGTTCGCTGTACATCTCATATTTAAATTCTTTTGCAGTTCAGGGTCTGTTGAACGCAAACGTGAACGTAGGTAATCCCAGACATAGCTGCTAGGGTATTGTGTTATTTCATCTACGCCAATCCAGTTGAACGCTTGACCTTGGAAACGGGTAACGTCCTTATCTCTGTCGAGATAGGTAAACCACATGGTTGCCCCAGAGGGAAAGACCCAAGTGGACTTAGATTCACGGAATGTGGCTCCGGGGAATGCCTTGGGGTAAAGCTGCTTCGACTTGTCGATAAGTTCTGTTAGTTCGTCGAGTGTTCGCCGGAGCAGAAGGCCACGATGATTGGGATTATGGCAATAGCGTAGGGGGTCAGCAAGTAGAGCAAACGACTTGCCACCGCCAGCGGCTCCCCCATATAGTACATCCTGTTCCGAAGCCGATAGAAACTCTTCTTGAGGTCCGGGATTAGGCTTAAATATAACAGGGGTGTCATCTATCAGTTCCGAAACTGCGGGTGGAAGAATATCCAAATCCGCTTGGTCTACTACGCGAGTCTTTTCGCCTTTGATTGCATTTTCTATGTTTTTAGCTGCAGCAGTGAGGTCCTTGACCTTCTTCCGTTTGCGAACAACTTTGGTTTCCTCGCGCTGCTGCTGCTTCTTGGCGTTACGAAGCTTCATGCGTACCGAACGCCGCGCCCGTTCCTGTGGGCTGAGTTTGTACTCAGTCTTGGATTCGCCGGGTCTTTTCTTCGGTCTTCCAACCTTGCCTACGTCCTCTGGGTTCGGGGGGACTAGGACACGTTTGCGTGGGGCCACGGTTAGGGTTTCTCTGTACTACCTGAAGCCGAACGCCCTTTTGTAGAATTTACTTTTTTTACAATACTGAGCGTAATTGTATCGTAGGGGTCGTACTTACTGCTAATAGCACCTGTCATGTTCGCTTCGTTCAAATCATTTAAGTATCCGGCAATCTGTTCATCAGATAATTCATTCCCACTTAAAAGGGCGTCTTCTGCACGTCTTGCTCTAGCACCTATCATTTTACGTCTTTGTTGTTCTGCCATATCCCTAATCCTTGTTTCCCATTGCCCTGCGACCACGGCAAGCTTTGACGCCGCCTTTGCCGGTGCCGTACCGGTAGCCGCGAACCTTGCCACCACGAGCTACTGGCTGTCCCTGCGGACGGCGAGGGCTAGACTTAGGTAACTTACGAGGCACAGGCTGTTTACGGCTAGTTTCATCGCTACGGGTAATATCGTTCATACGAATCATTGCTTCTGCACGTTGTTCGTCTGTGATATCCTTACGTTTTAAGAATGCGTCTAATTCCGCAAGGTTCATATCTTGGATGTTAGCCATCGATAATGGTCTCCTTCTTTGGGGGTAGCAAGACTACCCCGTGGACAGCCTGCACATTGTGGTTCATTGTTTCCTGTTTTGCGATACCGACGCGGTTCAAGATGCTTTCGGCTGCTTTCATCCGCAGGTCATCTCCCCGCTCTATGTCTATAGCCGTAACAAGACTAGCCAGCTTGTTCGCGGCCTGTAGGGAATGGCCCGCTAACATGACTTTGGTCCGCTCGATGATTTCGTCGGCTAGGCGTTCCTTTAGCCAAGTAACGGACTTGGGCGAATAGCCTACCTGTTCAGCCGCTACGGTCATATTTCCGTTATTTTCGAACAGGGCGTCTAAAAAAGCTTCTTGCTTTTCAGAAAGAGCAGGTTTTTTGTTTGTCTGAGGTAATAAATTCATATCTTTTGTCCGGGAACCGTCACACACTTCCATTTTATGTCTATAGGAAAGAAAAAAGTAGGCGCGACAGCTACTGCCATCTCGTGTGCTCGTACTTTACACTCTAGTTGTGTCTTGTGAAGGCCGCGTATGTCTTGAAATTCTACACATTCGTTTGGATTTGCAAGAGCGCAGACCATTATCCACGCTTCGAACATAGGTCATTCCGCGAACAGGTTGGTTACCTTTGCTATTATGACAGCTTTATAAGGGTTTGTCAACCGGTTTTACCCCGCGAACACGTAAAAATACCAAAAAAGTAAAAAAAAGCTTGACAAACTTGAGCCTGACCTATACAATAGTCCTAAGACTGCCGGGGGTAAACCCTATACACACCCCCGGCTCCCCGGTTCTCTCCCATAATACCCCTAACGGTTCGCAAACTCCACCCTGCTGGTTTCCCCGGTGGGGTCTTTTTTTGCCTAAAATCCAATAAGGGCCCAGTAAGGAATAGCGGGGTCCCCTAATGGTTCGCAAATAAGCAATATCGATAACCTAAAAAATACAAAAATGATGTCGGGTTTGCATAGCAAATGGCAGGGGGGGCGGGTGTCCCTTGCGTACCCGCACACGAGCCAAATATTTTTACATTAGGCGACATCGCCGAAACCCTAAGCCCCGCGAACACACGCCAAACCCCGCGAACACACACTAAACCCCAATGCGAACCCGCGCCCGCCCGCGCCCGTGTTGTTCGATTTGTCATGCCGATTAGCTGAGAGATGGCCTTTCGGTTTACGATATACACATATCCACCACACCACCACCGCCAAGGATTCCCCAAGCTTTACCGCTGGTTACTGCTGGTTAATGAAACCCGCGCAAAAAAAGACCCCGCCGGACTAGCCAAGCGGGGCAAGGTTCCCATCGAGGGACGGAGAATAAAACCCCCCGATGGTTCGAAAACTGTTCGCAAACTGTTCGCAAACTATCCCTTATCAATAGCCCGCTGAACGACACCGGCAAGCTGCGAACGGTAAGCTTTAACGGTGTTTTCCTTGTCAAAGCTATAGGCGGGAAGTCCTGCGGCCTTCATCAGGTCACGCAAAAGCTCAATTTGGTCTTTGATGCTATCCGCCATGCTGCGGATAACAAGTAGCTGTGCCTTGTCCAAAACAACAAGCTCATCCGCCTCAGTTTCTTCGGTGATGTTCAAAACCTGCTTGCTACTCATAATCTCATTCCTTCCTTGGTTGGTTAAACGGACGGGACAACCGCGCCCCGCCCCCATGTTATAGCCGCTGCTGCCTTAGCTGGCAAGCTGATATTTTGGCTTGAGTCGTCCGGTGCGGAGCGTCTGGATATCAAAGCCCCGCCGCCGCAAGGTTGCGATTCCCTCATAAAACGCCCAGCCTTCTAAGCCGGATTCCCGCTGCAATGTCACACGGGTCACCGGATAGGTGCGACGGTGCAATGCACGGTATAAAGCTTGCAGTTTCGTACCGCTGCGGAGCTTTCTTTTATCTTTGCCCCTATCCCCACGGTAAAGACCGCGCCGCTGCTGACCGGTTTCTGCCGATATCTTTTCTAACAGTTGTTCGCGAACCTTCCGGCGTTCATCTTTGCGGATGGCCTGCTCAATCCGGTCGGCAAGGGTTGCAAGTTCGGTTACGAGTTCGGTTGGAATATTGTTATTCATGGTTCAAGGTTCCTTTCGGTTGTTAAACAAAAACTGCCATTATTATTGTTATCAATAGGACGACAGTCACAATCCTATAGACTACATACAGAGCTTCCATGGTTCCCCTATATCAGGAAAAAGATTATCACAATCAACAAGCCGGTCATCATGCCGCCAAGCTTTCCAAGTAAGTCCAAGAGGGCGAACCCAACACAGACCGCACCGCATCGTTGCGCTGCCGCTGTACCTGAGCAATATTAGCAGTTGATTTGCCAGACTGGTATTCTTTGCCGGTTTCTAAATCCTGCCATGTGTGGTTCGTATGGGTCGACCAGTGGGTCAGGGCGTTATAAGCCGCCCACATGGTATT